GTAGGCCCGCACCAGGCCGCCGACGGTGCCGTCGAAAGCACGAACATCTGAACGGAGCCCGCTTCCCCAAGCGAGCATTTCCGCCTGCAGCTTGCGACATTGCGCAGCGGCTAGAAGACGCTCATCAGGATCATCAAAATCGTAGTGCAGCCGAACCCACTTCGGCGTGTAGCCAAGCTTGACGAGATCGTGCCTGGCAGCCCAGCCGTGGCGAAGAGTGCCATCCTTGTTGCGCCGGATTTTGTGGCCCGGCATATCGTCGTCACCGAAGCGCATCTAGGTTCTCATGACCGTCGGGCTGCGATGCCTCCACATGCGAAATTCCGTAACGCCGGTCCCAAAACGCCCGCACCGCGGGCCAGTACCTTCCGCCCATCAAAGGGTCGACTCGGGGCAGTCCGTGCCGTTCGAGTACGGTCGCTTTGGCAGGCCACTCGCCAGGCGTCTGACCGAGGCGACGGGCTACCTCATCTTCGCGCAGGAAAAGGGCATCCTGCGATGCTGCGCGGGCCATGGTCTTCCTCTTGACCTTGCCAGCCGAGTTTGCCCATAGCCGTGCCGCAATTCCTATAGGGACAAATTTCTCGCTAAGCCTTTGAATTTTGGCGCTGTTTTAGGGCTAGGGAATGAAACCGGAGCCATTCCCTAGCGTTTCTCACTGCAGCTATTCGCCCTCAGTTCAGCGTCGCCGGCTCTCCGTTTTCGTCGACAATCGTGGTCGGCGTGACGTGCGCGAGCACTGCCGTCCCGCAGCGCCGCGTGGCCATCAAGCCTTCAAGAGCGTCCCATGCGGCATCCTTGTTTCGGTGCTTTCCAGGCACGCAAAACCAACATTGGCGCGCGGTACGATCGCCTCGGCAATAGTCGTCGGGATGAACGTCAATCATCAGCGCTACCCAATCCCACTTGCGGGAGCTTTCGCGCATAAGAGCGAGCACAAACCAGTCGTTAAGCGGCGGCAGATAATCTTGCATCCGCACGACATTTCTCGGAGAGCCGGTCATGATTGGATCTCCCCGTGCGTGGCAGTTATCGAGGCCAAGGATCTGTCCAAGCTCTCGATGAATGCAAGCTGCTCGTTGTACTCGCCGTCGCCATCCTCAAAAAAGAATATTTCTAACTCATCAACCGACCGGCGGCGAAGGAAGCTGACGTATGCGGCCAGGCCCGCCAGCGTGGTGGACGCTGTCTCCGCGAGCAGCATCCGCTCCTGCCATACGGTCCTGACCGCAGGCTTGGCGGCGGGCGATTGATTGATCCCGCCGTCGCTCTCCTCATTCAAGAGCCGGTCGCACTCGGTTTCTACCTTCCGCCAGCGATCGAGAGCGGCGAAGATAGGATCGGCTGCGTCCGACGATTGGACAGCTGCGATCGCCGGCAATGCGGCGGCAGACACGGCGGCGGCGGCGCCGAGCAGTGCGCGGCGGGTCGTTTGGCGAGTGGTCATGGCAAAAGCCCTCCAATGGCTGTTGAAACGCCAGAGGGCGGAATCGAAATTGCGCGATTCGGGTGCTATGCCTTTGCGCGGTCATCCGATGCCCTCTCAGCGTCGGGTGGCAAGTGGCGGCGGGTCGGTGACACGATCCGCCGCTGCGCATTCAGACTCGCTGATTTGCCCCTATGGCGTCAAGGTGGTGCCGGTATAAATATCGACAGCTTGGCATTTTTTACCAATAAGATCAGAGCGTTAAGATAAATGCTGGTGTACCAGTAGTTTTCCAGAAACAGCGCCCAAGTCACAACACCAAAAAACCGCGATCTTCTCGATCGTACACAGAGACAGTGCCCTCGGGATTGAGCGACATCAGGGCGACGGCGTCGAAGGTCGCCATCAGCGGATCGATCTTGGCGGTGCCTGACGCGGCCTTGGTGATCATCACGGCATTGCCGCGCGGCTCGATCTTGGCGTTGCTCACGCACCATGCCATCAACGCTTGTCCCGCATGGGATAGCGTGCCGTCGACCAGCTTGCGCTCCGTTGTTTTGATCGCAGCATGCAGCTTGTAGCCTTGCGGGACGCCGAAAATCCGCTCCGCCAAGTCGCGGCCGGCGAGCTCTTCGAGGATCTGTCCGGCGCCGACTGGATCGACGCCAATGGCCCATTTCTCAGGCAACTTTCCGGCGGCGCTGATCTGTTCGATCAGGTCCGCGATCTCGGCGATGTCGTCGCCCATTTGATCGAAGATCGCGACTTCGCCAGCGGCGGCAAAATCCATGATGCGCGCCGCTTCGCTCTTGCGTCGATCCAACATCGTCCGATGCGCGAAGGCGCGATTCCAGAGAAGCCATCGTCGTGTTTCGATTTCCCGCCCAATGACGGCGAAGCCGAGAAGGTCATCAAGGCCGCCGCCATCTATGCCGACGACGATCACGTCGGACCGCTCGATCAGCGACTCGAGCGTGAGCGAGCGATCGGCGCAACCCTCCCAATAGTCGGCGCCGACCCAGCGATCGGTGCGCAGCGCGAGCCCGATCTGCAGGTCGAGATGTTGCGAAGCCCACCGCCTCACTTCCTGATCGCCGGCCGCCTCCGCGCCCGCAAAATCCTCGATCAAGCGATCGATCGTGATCGATCGCCCGTGGTTCGGATTGACCATCGGCCAGTTGGCCGGATCGCGCCACTCGCCTGAGATCATCATTTGCTCAGGAAATTCATAAAGCACCGGCAGCATGGCCGCGTTCAGCCGACCGTCGCGCACCGCGCGCGCCTTCATCAGCTCGGCGAGGAACACGCCAGCCGGCGGCCGCTCGGATTGCGTCGTGATGAACGCCAAGAAAGCCTCCGGCTGCGAAAGCAAGCCGCCGCGCAACTGGCCGATCACGCGGGCGGCGTCGGCCGACTGTGAGATCACGTGCAGCTCGTCGATCAGGACGCCGGCGAGCTTCGTGCCGGTGAGAACACGCGCATCGAACGTCTTGATCTTGAGCTTCGCCCCCGTGCTCTTGTCCGTGATTTGTTTTAAATGTTCCTGAATTCGGAAGTTCTTCCGCAGGAACGGATCGGCCTGCACCATGCCGACCGCCTGGCCGAATGCCAAATCAGCGATCGCCTGGGTCGGCCCGACAAGCAAAAATTCAGCCCGCGGCCGGCTGTTCATCAACAGCGCCGTCAGCATCAGCGCGGCGCCGTTTGAAGTCTTGCTGTTCTTTTTTGATACCAGCAGAAAAATTTCACGGACCTGGCGCTCGCCGCTTGCATCGAGCGAACCGAAAAGCGCGGCCACGATGTCGCGGAACCAATCGCCGGCCGCCTCCGCCATCGTCGGCAAACCGGGCACGTCCGGCAGCCGAAGCTTATTGAAGATGGAAACAGCGCGCACCGCCTGCTCGCGGTTCAACGGTAGATCGGGCACAAGCGACTTGCCGCGCTGCAGGCGCGACTCCCAATCCGAACAGCTCAGGTCCCAAGCGCCCACTCAGTTCACCGTTTGCCGTCCCGTCAGGCTACCCCACTCAGAGTCGGCGACCTCATCGGCTTGCTTGGGCGCCGGCCGATCCGGCTGATTGAAGAGTGTGCTTTCCAGGTCGCTGCCGCGCGCGAGCTTCGAAATGTTGAGCCGGTCGATCTTCGACAACCCGAACAGCCGGGACATTTCCAGGATCATCTTTGCCGCATGATCACGCCTGGCGACCGAAGGATTTTCGCGCGGCATCAGATCGCCGGAGATGGTCTTTACTTTGACCGAATAGCCCTTGGCGAGGATGTCATCTTCGGCCGCAATAAAATCGGCGACGTACACGCAAAACATGGCGAACGTGACCCGGTCTAGGTTTTCGAGCGTGCCAAGGCCGCGGAGCTGCTCGGCATGATCGATCCAAAATCGATGTGCAGCCGCCAGGCGCGGATCCGCGATGAGCGCCGGCGGCGCGAGCGCGCCGGCAGAGGCTGGCGGAGCGTCGGCGAGCAGGCGCGCCAGGCGCTGCGCTTCGGCAATGGCACGCTCGGCCTTGGTAAGGCGCTTTTTTCGCTTAGTTGGCCTCTTCATAAATACCTCCAGCAGCGCAAGCGCAAGGACGGTTCATCGTCCCCTGCTTGGGGGACTCGACGGGCGATAGCCGATACAATTGCCCGTCGATTGCGATAATGGAGGGCTCGGACGATGACAAAGGAACTGGCGGAGGCGCGAAAGGCCCTCGATCAGCTTGTGCGAATGGTCGAAGCTCGGAACGATCCGGGGAGTCGGCATGCTCTTGCGAAAGCCGCCGACTGCATCGCTGAAGTTTTAGATCGCTTAGAGCAATCTCAAGCTGATCTAAATGCGCGGCTACGGAAGCTTGAAACATCGCGGTGATATCAGGATCGAAACGGTCCTCGTAGAGAGCCAGCATCTCCTCGATTCGTCGCAGAAGAGAATGGCCAAGCTGCTGACCGTCCGCAGAAGTGTTAATTTCCATTTCGTCCCTCTCATTATGCCGATCCGGCCGCCGACGGCGGCGGAGCGTCCGCTTGGGCGATCAGCGCTTCGCCGAGCTTGCGGGCTTCGGCTTTCGTGATGATGAAATGCAGCCAGCCGAAACGTTGGTGCCGAATGTGCAAAAGCGGGTCGCCGGCGAGCTGATCGGCTTCCATGTCGAAGGCTGGGTCACGGAAGACGCCACGGACCATCTGCCCGCGCGGCCATTCGGCGGGGACTGCTGGCAACATCTCGGCACGCGCTAAACCGAACATCTGCAGCGCAGCCTCGACGGCCTCCGTGTCCATTTTAAATCCGCCCGGTTCAAACGGTGATCGAAAAACCGCAGTGCGGCGTTCATCGAAGATTTCAAACTTCACGGGCAGTGGTGTCGGATTTGTCATCATGCTGTGCTCGGGTGCAGCGGCGCATAAGCGGACAATGCGCGCGCGATCTGATCCATGCCGCCGCGGGTGAGCCATGATTGGACCGATGGGCCATCCCAGGCAGTCCAGTTGTGGACGTGGGTGACGCCGCCAGCTGTAACGCTGCCGGCGCCAGCACCGCCGCCGCTCAGCATGCTCCGCAGCGCGCCGGCGGAGCCATCGTTCGGAGCGATCATTTCGCCGGCATGGACAAGCGCTATTTGGTCATGCGAGAGGCTCCAAGACCCGGAGGCGTAGCTCGGGAGCAACTTGGAAGCGGTGAGCACTGCGGTATTCTCGAGGACGGCCGCGGTGAGGGCCACTATTTCA